TGTCTATGCAAACCGCATGGGCAATGGTGACGAAGCGTCTGGGGATGGGTGGCTTTTTCGCGGTCGCGGGGCCTTGCAATTGACGGGCAAGTTTAATTTCAAGGCCTTCTCGGATTACATTGGTCGCCCAGACGTGATGACCAACCCCGATCTGGTCGCCACAGAACTTGCCTTTGAAAGCGCGTTATGGTTCTTTGACCGCAACAAGCTCTGGGGCATCTGCGACCAAGGCACAGGCGACGCCGCAATCCTCGCACTGACAAAGCGGATCAATGGTGGCACGCATGGCCTCGACGACCGCAAGGCAAAGACGAGGAAGTACAGGCAATGGCTTTAATCAATCCAGTTATGATATACGGATTAGCAGGCGCTTTAATTATTGGCGCAGCTTCTGGGTATAAAGTTCGTGACTGGCAGTGCGACGCAGCTTTTGCAAAGGCGCTGGAGAAGGCTGAAAAGCTACGTGTCAAAAAACAAGAGGTAGTAGATGATGTCTCAAAAACCTACGAATCCGAACGAGATCAAGCCAATGTCGTGGCAACCGAACGTACCAACACCATACGTGAAATATATAAAACGGCTCCTGCCGTTCCTGTTGATTGCGCTGGTTCTGATGCTTTGCGCAGGGTGCTCGAAAGCGGTATCAGTGACGCCAATGCCGCTGCCTCCGGCGAACCTAGCGGCAAAGTGCCCGACACTTCAAAACCCGCCAATGGTAATGATCGACCCTGAGCGAGCGCTTTGGGAAGCTGACATCATTGCAAAATACACAGACTGTAGCGTAAAGCATCGGTTAACGGTTAAAGCGTGGGTAGATGCAGTAGCTGTAAAGTGATGTAACTTGGATTTTGTAAGGGTATCAGGTCTGTAGTTCAAAGTTGTGAAGCCTGAGGAATTGATGTAAGGATCTGTGCATGGCCACTGCGATGACATATACTAGTCTTCTCAACGACCTCCGGAATTATCTGGAGCGTGGAGCTACGCTGGCTACTGATCCTTCGGTTTTCCTGCAGCTACCAAGTCTTGTGGGACTTGCTGAACGTCGTCTGGCAAGAGAACTTAAAGTACAAGGTCTGGTCAATGTCGTTAATTCTGTAATGATTCAGGGGCAGGCGACATATCCAAAGCCTGATCGCTGGCGTGAAACCGTCAGTATGCGTGTCGGAACTGGGACTGGTTATAATACTACGCAGGAGATCTTCCCGCGTGCTTACGAATATATGCGGCAGTATTGGCCAAACCAGACTCTCACTGGTACGCCGCGCTTCTACGCAGATTACGATTATCAGAATTGGTTCTTTGCGCCAACGCCATCAGATGATTTTCCTTACGAGCTAATTTATTATGAACTGCCACCGCTTCTTGGTGACGACGTTCAGACAAACTGGTTCACAGAATACGCGCCTAACGCGCTGCTCTACGCCTCGCTTATGGAAGCCGCGCCGTTCCTGAAGAACGAAGAAATTATTCCAATTTGGCAGGCGTTTTATGACCGTGCCATCGCGGCACTTAATGGCGAGGATATTCGCCAGATTGTTGATCGCGGCATTGTTCGCAGGGAGGACTGATAAGTGCCCAGTTTCACAAATACTTTTGGTGGCACAGTCGTCTATCCGGCTGATGTAAGCTATCGCGCAGTCGCTCTATCAGCGAACGTCACACTGACGTGGCCTACTGAGCTTGCAACCAACACCAACGTCGTTGCATCCATCATGGATGTTACGCCTTCTGCTGGCAGTCTCACGATCCGTATGCCTGACGCAACGCAGGCGAGTGTCGGTCAGACCGCGCTGTTCTTCAACGTAGGTGCGTTTTCATTCACAGTCGCTGATAACAGCGGTAACACGATCCAGACGATTGCCTCAGGTCAGGCGTGGCAGATATATCTCACGGGCAATGCGACCGTTAACGGTACATGGCGTCCGATCCAGTATGGCGTTGGTACATCCTCCCCATCGGCAAGCGCATTAGCTGGTGCCGGCCTCAAAGCAATCACGACGACGCTGAATCAGGCGGCTCCTACCACATTACTATCTTCTAACTATACGCTCACATCCGTTGACCGCGCTCGCGTAATCGTCTGGAATGGCGGTGCTGGCACGTTTACGATGCCTTCTGCTGCTGCGGCGGGTAACGACTGGTTCTTCGACGCACGCAACTCAGGCACGGGCGGCCTCACGATTCAACCTGCAGGCGGTGAGTTAATCAACGGTCAGGCCAACTTAGTATTCAATCCCGGTGACAGCGCACGCATCATCACTGACGGAACTAGCTTCTACACTCTTGGCTATGGCCAGAGCGCTACGTTTGCGTTTGACTATGTGTCGATCAGCCTTACCGGACAACCGAGCCCATACACGCTTACTGGAACGAACCTAAACCGCATCGCCTACCAGTTCAGCGGCGTCCTAACCGCGAACATGGAGATCATCGTTCCTAACACGATCCAGCAATACTGGATCCGGAACACTACGACTGGCAGCTACACACTGACCGTGAAAACCGCTTCAGGTACGGGTGTACCCGTTGTCCAGAATGGCGCTTCCATTCTGTACTGCGATGGCACGAACGTCGTTCAGGCAGAGACTGCGAACCTCAGCGTCCCTGTGGCCATTGCTCAGGGTGGTACAGGCGCAATAACGGCTGGGGGTGCTCTGGTCAACCTTGGCGGCACATCGCTCGGTATTGGCGTCTTCACGGCAGTTAATGCCGCTACAGCACGCGCAGCTCTTGGTGCGGCTGCTTCGGGTGCCAACAGCGACATTACCTCTCTCTCGGCCCTGACTACGCCTCTGAGCGTGCCTCAGGGTGGTACTGGACTTTCGACTGCACCGGCAAACGGTCGGCTGCTTATTGGTAATGGTACTAACTATACACTCACCAACCTGACAGCAGGTACTGGGGTTAGCATCACCAATGGCTCTGGCACGATCACGATTGCCAGTACGGGCGTTACTGTATACCCGGGCGCGGGTATCCCGCTTAGCACGGGAACGTCGTGGGGTACGTCATATGGAACGACCGGTACCGGCACAGACGTTGCCCTCGTTGACGGTCCGGGCTTTACCGGCATTCCAACGGCACCAACAGCAGCACCCGGAACAAACACCGTTCAAATCGCGACGACTGCATTTGTTACCGCAGCCGCATTCTCTGCAGCGCTTCCGGGACAAACGGGCAATGCTGGTAAGTTTATCACAACCGATGGAACTTCGGCCTCGTGGTCATATGTTCCGGTCACTGGCATAAATGCAACTGGCACGTTGACTGCGAACACATTCCTGAGTGGCGCTGGAACATGGTCAGCTATCCCCATAGCTGGGATTAACGCGACTGGAACGCCCACCGCAAACACATTCCTGAGCGGCGCTGGCACTTGGTCGGGAATTCCGATGTCTGGGCTCTCGGCAACCGGCACGCCAAGCGCCAGTAATTATCTGCGTGGGGATGGGTTTTGGGATGTCATCAGTGCAGCAACCATTCTTCCTTCTCAGGCTGGTAATGCAGGTAAATATCTGCGAACTGACGGTACAAACTTGAGTTGGCAACAATCAGGTGGTATGTCGACACCGAAGGCGTATTATTTTTCTAGCTTCTAATAGGGATTGAGTCGATGGCGACTGGTATTTTAGGACAGGCTGCACCGGCAGCGACAACCAATACGGTGGTTTATACCGTTCCTGCGTTGACAGTTACGGTTGCTACGATCAGCATTGTCAACACAACGACATCTTCTATTGTTGTTCGTTTGGCTATCGCGTCTTCTGGAACGCCGACTACATCTGAATATATAGAATACGATACAATTATCGCCGCAAACGGTGTGCTAGAGCGGTCAGGTATTGTAATGAACGCAACTGAAGCTGTAGTGGTATTTGGCAGTGCTGCCGGACTAGCTGTCAGCGTATATGGTTACGAGGAGGTTTAATAATGGGCCGCACGCTTTCTAGCAATTCCGCTAATATTATCAATCTCCCTGCATCTCCAACGGGATTTACCGCTGGCGACTATGTGTATCAGACCACTTCTGGTTACGGCTCAGTTCCAAATGCCGCACTTGCTACAGGCATGTTTGATCCCGGAGCTCTCCCGACGCCGGTTTATTCGGCTACGGCAACGACTTCTAATGAGCTCACTTATGTCGAGCAACTGGGTGGATCGCAGGGCAGTCAGGTTGCTGCACAGCTGGTCAATGGTAACATTGTGTACGCATACGCCACTACGACTTCATATGGGTCCGCGGCCACCGTAAACTTTCGAATTGAAACGACAGCTGGAGTGCCTGTTGTCGCACAAACTAGCACCACCATGACTGCTTTTGGCCCATTCCAAGTGAGCGTAGTTGCGCTACCTGCTGGTGGGTTTGCTATTGTGTCCACTCCTACAGTCAGCGCCAGCGCGTTTAACCTAACCACTAGGTTTTATAACGCAGATGGCACGGTTGCGACAGGTGTTTTGAGTGCGGCTGCTACTATAACGGGCAACACAACCCCTACCAGCCGCCTTAAGATTCAGTCCCTGACAGATGGCTCTATCATTATTGGGTACATAAACAACAACATCTTTGAATTGCGCAAGGTGACCACAACTGGGTTTGATGCCACATTCGGAACAAGTGGCGTAACTACGGTTGCAACACGAACCTCGCCAACCCAATATTGGGATTTTATCACCGACGGTTCAAATAATATTCAAGTCATAGTTGCCACAGGAGCTACGCAGGTAGTCATGCGCCGTTACAATTCCAGCGGCGTGCAGCAGACAACTTCTACAGTTTCATCGCTTGCGGGTGTACAAGCTGCCGCAATTGTAATTTCTTCAAGCGGCACAATTCGTGGGATTTTGCAGGATAGCACTGGCATCACGACGCTTACTTGGGACGGCACAACCGCCGCTCTTGGAACGCGCATCATAACTTCAACCACACCGCCGGCTGCTGGAGCTTTAGGCGCATTTGCGCAGGGTGCTTCAGGTGGATATGTTGTCTTTTATAATGCTTTCCTTAACGGGTCGTCCGGTGCTTTTGGTTTGTTTTTCCGAGCCTTCGACTCTTCAAACGTCGCCCTTGCTACAGCAACGCGAGTTAACTCTGCGAGTGCGATAAATTATCGCAATCAATTCGTCCCTGTCATTGTGTCTGGGGACACCCGTATTTACTTTGGCGTCTTCCAAGCTAATGCTGTCGGCTACAACTTAAGTTCTAATAGCTCGCCTATGGGTATTGCGTATTTTGCGTACAGCAATACGACTTACGCTCTGGTTGGCGTCCCTACCATTAATTATAATTACGGACTTATAGGGCCCTTTGCTCTGGGTGCGTATGCTCGTGGAGCGTCAACAGCGGCTATTGCAAAGTTTACCATTGCAACGACTGGAACTTATTCCGGTACTACCGCCCTTGGTACGACGTTGATTCAAAAGACCCTTGTTGATGGCAATAATGCTACTAATAGGCTTTCGCTTGCGCCGTTGCCGAATGGAGAGTTCGTTGCTGTTTGGAACCGCTCCGGTGGCGCTGCATTTATTTCAAAATATAGCGTAACTGGAGTTCTTCAAGTCGGACCGGTGACCGTAGGAACGGGGGGCGGAGGTGTTCATGCGTCTGTCGCCACCTTTGCTAATGGTAATATTTTGGTGACATATGCGGATGCTACGACCAGTACGTTACGTTTTAGAATTTATACCCCATCTCTTGCGGTTGTATCATCGGGAG